TACACCGTGGCTAGTGGTTAAGCGTATTCTGTATGAAGTGAACCTCAAAGTTGCACAGTTTATGAAGGCTACTTACGACAGGATGAAGATCGTCGTGCAAGAGATATTTGGCGGAAACTTGTCCATCATTATCCGGCTCTGCGTTTACGCTGCAGTCGGTTATTCTGCCTGGTATATCATGAAGGGGACCTGGACATCATGGACCCTTGGCCTCCATAAACCACCAGAGAAGAGTATTCGCTCCCATGGCTCCTGTAAGGTCAACAAGGAGTCGGAGGTTATTCCTGTTCAAGATTATCGGCACCTGGATGTACCGGATGATGGTGACGTTTACGAACATTGCCACCAGTGTGAAAAGTGTGAAATGTATTTTATGCATAAGCACAAACAGCACAATGCACCAAAAGGAAAATATCCCAATGTGTGCAATACATGCCGGACTAAGCTTAAGGAGTCAATAATCAGGGCATCTAAGAACGGTGATGAAATCCCTTTGTATCCTAATGATGAGTCACGAGTTGACTCGGTTGCCTCGGTTCAACAGGAGGGCACTTCAGGGTACAGGAGCGTTGAAATTAGGAAACACCAAAAACCAAAAATTGGAAAGGAAAGCTCGGAACCAACGATTGAGGAAGTTGATTGGGACGCTGAAGCCAGAAAATTGGCTAAAGGACCTGAGAATATACACAAGGCGCCTGCTCTCCAGATTGACAATGTCGAGAAGCACGGGACATCTGACCCAAGTAGTCTCGCTGTGGCAGAGTTAGTCAAAAAGAATATGGTGACGGTGTGGTGCGGTAATAGAAGCGTGGGCGGCCTGGGAATCCGCGGCTTCGAAATGCTGTGCCCGACACATGTTTTTGGGGAAGTCTTTAATCAGCGAGTTTGGGTTTTCCAAATCATTCGTGAAGGTCACTATTACACCATGACCTGCGAAAAGAAAAATGTCCATCTCTACACGTCACCACTAAATGATCACTATCAGGACATTTGTAGAGTTGACCTTCGGGACAATAGATGTTTTAATTCA